TAAAAGGTTTAATAAAACCTTTTCCTATTGTAAACCATCCCATTATTTTTTACCTCCATTTTTTCTAAATATTTGTGTACCCTTTATACCAAAAACGCTCGCCACGACTAGAATCCATAAATTTGTGAACCATTTTGGCAGGTTCGAGAAATGCTCGAAAAAGATGTTTATCTTCTCCATAGCGGCCGGATCGTTCGACCAAACCCCATATGCGAGCACAATTATGGGGAGCGTTAAAATCGCCAAAACGATTTCGTCCTTGTAATCGTTATCTCGCGATTCTAGCAATTTTCCCTGGTAAGATTCTTCTCCTCGGGCCATCTTTTCTGCATGCATAAGCCGTGCATCAGACATAGCTACTTTGGTTCGTTGTCTATTTGAATATATCTTGGCTCCTGCTTTGAGGGCCATTCCAGCTAAATTAAACCACATACTAGCTCCAACTTACAAAATTTTTATAACCTTTATGCCCTTGCTTAATCAAAGTTTTTTTTGTCTTTACCGGTTTTCCCCGAGTTCCTTTGAGAACAGCTTTCACTTCCTCAGGAACTATAACTTTGGTTTCAGTAGATGCATATCCTTTTTCTCTAGCCATTATTGTCCTCCTTTTGGTTTCATTTTGGCGACTTTAATTCTATTTTCATTCGCCATTTCTTGTTTTTCAATGGATGTATCTGCACGAAGTTCAGCCAGTTCTTCATTCTGGTCGATCTTCGTTTCTTGAATATCTTGATTCATCATAGCCTTCATATTTTCTAAATTAAGTCTCTTTTCAGCTTCTTTTCTTTTCGCTTCATTGTCAAGAGCTCTAATATCAAGTTCTCTTGCTCTTAATTTAGCAATTGGGTCATGATCGAATTGAGAAGTGACTTTCTTCTCTTCCTTCATGTAATCTTCTGTCATTTCCGCTATTAGCACCGCTTTTCTAGCTTCAATCTTCTGCTGCATTTGCTGCATCTGCATTTGAGCCTGTTGAGCGCCTTGTGGATTTTGTTGAGCCATTTGTTGTATAGCCATTCCTTGTTGTTGCAACTGTTTCAACTCTTCTCTAAATTCTAATTCAATTTGTTCTTGAGCCATCAACGAAATATGTTCCAGACAGTTTTTTTCAACTGCTGCCGTCATCATTGGAGCACTTCTTGCCATATTCGTTGCCATAAAGTTTAAGTGCGATGTAATATGAGCTCGGTGGTCCTGACCTGGATAAGCCCTGAAAGGCATACCTCCTAAAGCATCAATATGCTCTAGTGCCGGATCTTTTGGAAGCATTTGTGGTTTTGGTTTTAAAATTAAATCAATATCCTTAACCCCTAACGCTTCATACATATTTCGATACACTTCGTACTGGTTATGCATCTTTGGATTTGAGGCTGCCAGTTGTAACTCCGTTTGCGCAAGAGAGATACGCTGAGTTTGAGAAAAAATGTTGGGGTCTGCAACTGGCAGAATATCTACGCGGGCATCGAAGTCCGTTTGCATAATTTGCCTTTGGCCTCCGACAACATCGTATGGGTATACGGGCGGTAGATAAAGTTTAAAAACACGTGAAAGTAATATAAATTCTCTTTTCATAGAGGCGTATAATCTTTTATGTATGGCCGACATTGTTCGGCTGCCTCTTTCCAACAAGGCCACGGTCGTGCCTACTGCTGCCTGTTGATTTCCCTCACCCACTTGCAGGTCCGCAATGGATGCGAATCTTTGTCCTGCTTGAACCACGACGCCCATTAAAGCTAGTAAAGTTTGAGACGGTTCTTTAAACGGAAGCATCATAAATGCATCTCGTAAATTTCCGCCGGGTGCATCGACATCTCTGAATTCTCCCGGTTGAATCGATTGTGCTTCGTCTCGCATCTTAATTCCACGCATCTTGAATCCAGCAGGAAGGTTCGCTAACGTCCCTGCGTCCAAGAGTTGACGTAATGCCGCCGTTGCCGTACGACTTAATCCGCCAATCATATGAATGAGGCCAAAGCCATAAAAGCCTAGGCCAGGTAAAAATTTGAAATGTACAAAGTATTGAATTTTTTCTTTTTTAGGATCCTTCACTTCATAGTTTCTTCGAATTGATAAAACTTTTCGAGTGCCTTCTTCCAAGGCCACAACATAAGGTAATTTAATTCCGGTAAAATCTCCTGTTTGAGGATCGACATCTTCAAAACCTTCAATGTCTAAATTAATATGACATTCTAAAATCGTATAGATTCGTTCGTCTCGTCCTCGAGTAACTCCTTCAATTTTTTTCTCTTTTTCCTGAAGTTCGGTTTCCATTAAATGAGCAGGATTCAGTTCAATGTCTCGATAGAATCCTCCCACTTGTTTTTTTCGTACTTCGTTTTCGGACATACGAACAACATGGATGACAGATTCCGCATCATCTAATGAGGTAGCTGTATACGGAACCACTAGGTCATCTGCAGGAACGAACTTAGAAACCGCTCGTTGCATTATTTCGTCATAATAGACTTTTTTAAATGCTGAACCTGCTAAAGGTAAATAGAATAACATTTGGTCGAACTCGGCTTCGTATTCTTTCATTTGTTCCATGATCTGATAGTTCATGTAATCTTTAACCCGTTGTGCTTGTTGTTCTTTAGCCGGGTCGAC